GAAGAACAACTCATCGGCTCTAAGACATTGATCGAGGGTAATGTGCAAATTGTAGAGGGTCCAGTCCTTATTGCGATGCGTACTGGCACAACTCTGTTGCTTGACGAGATCGATGCTGGCTCTGCAAACACTCTGTTGTGCTTGCAACCGATTCTTGAGGGTAAACCATACTACTTCAAACTCAAGAACGAGATGATCGTTCCTGCATCTGGTTTCAACGTGATTGCTACTGCAAATACTAAGGGTAAAGGTTCAGACGATGGTCGTTACATCGGAACTAACGTGCTGAACGAAGCATTCTTGGAGAGATTCGCTGTTACATTCGAACAGGAATACCCTGCTGCAAAAGTAGAAGTTAAGATTATTAAGAATCTCATGGCAACCTATCAGTGTGCCGATGAAGAATTCGCAGAGACTCTTGTTAAGTGGGCTGATGCCATTCGCAAGACCTTTGACGATGGTGGTGTGGATGAAACTATTACGACTCGTCGTATGATCCACATTGTTCGTGCTTATGCAATCTTCAAAGATCGCATGAAAGCAGTGCAACTCTGTTGCAATCGATTTGATGCTGCAACCAAAACAGCATTCATCGACTTGTATGACAAAGTTGCAAACCCTCAACCTGAACCTGTTGCAGTTGTGGAAGAACCGAAGACTCCAGAGTCTGAGGAAATCCCCTTCTAATGGTAGGGTTATTGCAGAAAGAACTTGTCTTTTATTACAAGTTGATGTATAATTATATTTGTTATCGTTGAAAACTCCTGAAAGGAAATTTATTATGTTGAAATTTGCAAACCTGTCACTGGCTCAAAAGCGTTTCGTTGTAGCTGTTCTTGAGTCTAATCCTCAGTACAAGAAAGATCCTCAGATCACTCTGAAAGAATGTGCAAGCATTTATTACACTTTGCGTGATACACGCACTGGTGCTAAGGGTGAGAAGATTGGTTATCCGAACTGGTTGTTCAATAAGAACAAAGTTGAACGTGGTGTGTATCAACTCCCTGTTCCAACTGATGCAGAAATGACTGCATTCAAGAAAGAACTTGCTGACAAGCAAACTGCTCCAGTCGCTAAGGCTAAGGCTAAAGTTGCGAAACTTGCTAAGGCTAAGACTGTTAAAGTTAAGAAACAAGATGCAGTTGCAGAGAAAGAAGACGCTATTGAATCTTCACGTCTGCAAAAGATCATCGATGAGTCAGTTGAAGTTGATGAAGATGTAGAAGACTTCAATGCAATTCTACGTGAAAACGGTATCACTGTTTAATTTTTAGTTTACCCATCGCTGGAGAGTATGCCATCGCTCTCCAGCGATTCTTTTCATTCGATGGTTTTATTATGGAGATATCATATGTCAAAGCAAGAATTGTTACTAGCACATTTGCAAAAAGGTAAAACCTTTACTGCGAAGCAAATCAAATCGTCTTTTGGTATTGCACACCCTGCTAGCACTATTCGCAATTTACGTGAACAGGGCTATTGTGTTTACTCAAACCCAGCAGTTGTAAATGGGAATGAAGTGGTTAAATACCGCATCGGACGTCCAACTCGTGCCATGGTAGCTATCGCTAATCGTGTCGCTGGTTCATCTGTCTTTACTCGATAATCAGTGAGTAATCAATGGGCATTCTAACGAGTGCCCATTTGTTGTTTCATTGGAGGATATGATGGCTACTAAAGATGATGTAAAGAAATCACAAACAGCGACAACTGGTGGTCGCAAATTTGATGGTGGTAAACCTCAATATGGTTTACTACCACCATTAGCATTAGAAGAGACTGCTAAAGTCTTAACATTTGGAGCACAAAAATATGAACCTGATAATTGGAAGTTTGTTCCTGACTCTAAGCGTCGCTACTTCGATGCCTTACAGCGTCACCTCTGGCAATGGAAACAAGGAGAACAGAACGACCAAGAAACTGGATTGTCGCATCTGGCACATGCAATGTGTTGCCTGATGTTTTTGTATGAACATGATGTTAAGTATTCAAAGGATGAAAAATGATTTGGTTTGATAAACGCACTGTTACAAAACTCGATCAAGATCTACAAAATGCCCGTGCTACAATTAAGTCTTTGCAAGCAGATTTAGATCGTTGTCGTGAAGTAAAAGACGAAAAGATTCGCAAGGATGTTCAGTCAGCAGAATTTGTGATTGACTGGAAGAACATGGATGCATTCTCTATTGAACGCATGGGTGACCCAAAAGAAGCATATACTGTTATCGGTTATTGGGTTGTTAAGAATGGAGAGAAATGTGTTCAAGAATGGAAGTTCTACTGTTCGATTGAACAGCACAATAAACTGGCTGAAGAATTTAGAGGTAAAAAGAAATGATTAAGATGCTTATTACTTTTATCTCTTTGTTTATTATTTTCTTTGTAGGAATCGACCTGTTTAGAAAATTTACGAAAAAAGAAAAATGGGAAGTTGCTAAAACTGTTTCTTATAGTGTTGCTATTTCTCTACTTGTTATTATTTTATTGACCACCATCGTTGTTTTATTTTAAGGAAATTATTATGAAGAAAAGTATTCTTGCTATCGCCATGTTGTCTGTTTTGGCTACTGGCTGTACTCGTATTGAGACTGGTGAAGTGGGTGTTCGTGTTGGATTTGACAAACAAGTTAAACCTGGAGAGTTGCTTCCTGGATCCTTCAACCAAGTGTTGATTGGTGATGTTCTGACATTCCCAGTTAAAGATGTCAATGTGGTATTGAACGACATGACACCTGTCGCTAAAGATAATAGCACTATGAAAGATCTTGATGCAGTTGTAGTTTATAACATCAATCCTGATCAAGTTGCAGAATTGTATTCTACAAAGAATCGTTCTTTCCATGCTGAGTTTAAGGGTGACACATATGTAATGTATAACTACATTGTTCAGAATGCACGTAATGCCATTTATAAATCTGCTCGTAAGTATGAAGCACTTGATATGGCAGACAATCGTGAGAACATGGAGCGTCAGATCCAAGAAGAAATTAATAAGAATCTAGCTGAAGAAAAACTAGATGGCACTATTACTATCTCTCAAGTTCTGATTCGTAATGTTGTTCCTGCCGACTCTGTTGTTGAATCTGCAAACGCTTTGGTTCGTGCAAAGAACGAGTACAAACAGAAAGAAGTAGAAGTGCAGACTGCTAAGAAAGAAGCTGAACGTATGGCTGCATTGGCAAACAACTCTGCTAGTTCTATTGCTTTCATGAATGCACAAGCTGCATTGAATATCTCTGAAGGTATTAAGAATGGTAAGGTTCAGACAATCGTTGTTCCAAGCAATATGACTGGATTGATGATTCAAAAATAAATTTGTCAAAAACATGATTTTGAAGTATAATGTATTATACATAGTAATGTATTCATTTGATAGGAGAAAGTATGAAACTTAGTAAAGAAACAGTAGCCCTTTTTAAGAATTTTGCAGGTATCAATTCAAACCTGCTTCTTAAGAATGGTAACAAGCTGGCAACAATCTCAGCACAGAAGAACGTAATGTCTGATGCAACTGTTGCAGAAACATTCCCTGATTTTGGTATCTATGACTTGAATGAGTTCTTGGGTGCGATGTCTTTGTTCGATGATCCAGATCTGGACTTCCAAGATAAGTATGTTACCATTAAACAAGGTAGCATGAGCATTAAATACTTTGCAGCCGATGCAACTGTTCTTACTGCTCCACAGAAAGCAATCACATTCCCTGAAGCAGAAATTAACTTCGCTATCAGTGCTGACAAGTTGAACATGATTCATAAGACTGCTTCTGTTCTTCGTGCAGCTGACGTATCAATCGTAGGTGATGGTTCCACTATTACTGTGGTTGTTGGTGACAAGAAGAATGCTTCTGGAAACTCTTTCAGTGAACCAGTTGGATCTACTGATAAGTCTTTCAAAGTAAACCTAAAGGTAGAAAATCTAAAGATGCTTCCAGGTGATTATGAAGTGAGCATCTCAAGTAAGAAAATCTCTCGCTTCAAATCAACTGCAACTGACTTAGTTTATTATGTCGCAGTTGAAGCAGACTCTACATTCGAGTTCTAATTGATGGGGGACTCGTTCCCCCTTTTCTTTTTTATTATGTTTGGAGATTTCCATGATTGAAAGTCGTGATGAGCAGTTCTTGTGGGTTGAGAAGTATCGTCCACAAAAGATTGATGATTGTGTTCTACCTGATAGTCTTAAGAAAACATTTAAGGAATACATCGCACAAGGTGAACTTCCTAACTTCCTATTCACTGGCACTGCTGGTGTAGGTAAAACTACTGTAGCCAAAGCACTCTGTAACGAGATCGGTGCAGAGTATATCATGATTAACGGATCCGATGAGGGTCGTTCGATTGATGTGTTGCGAACTACCATTAAGGGTTTCGCATCTACCGTATCCCTTTCTGACGCACGCAAAGTCGTCATCGTTGATGAAGCAGATTATATGAATGCTCAATCAGTGCAACCTGCCTTGCGTAGTTTCATTGAAGAGTTTTCCGCTAACTGTCGATTCATCTTCACCTGTAACTTTAAGAATCGTATCATTGAACCACTCCACAGTCGTTGTGCTGTGATTGAGTTTAAGATTGACAATGCTGAGAAGCAAGGTATCGCTGCAAACTTTTTCAAACGTGCCTCTGCCATTTTGAAACAAGAGCAAGTCGAATTCGATCCTAAAGTTGTAGCAGAAGTTATCACAAAATACTTCCCTGACTATCGTAGAACTCTTAATGAGTTTCAGCGTTATTCTGTATCTGGTAAGATTGACTCTGGCATTCTTGTTAATATGTCAGAAGAATCTTTCCGTAATCTAATTAAACACCTCAAAGAAAAGAACTTCAGCGAAGTCCGTAAGTGGGTTGCTCATCAGTCTGATTCTGATACAGCCACTCTGTTCCGTGAACTCTATGATTCTGCAGCAAACACTATTGAACCTGCCAGCATTCCACAATTGGTTTTAATCCTTGCTGACTATCAATATAAAGCAGCATTCGTAGCTGACCATGAACTAAATATTATGGCTGCACTCACCGAAATTATGGCACAGTGCAAATTCAAGTGAGGATAAAATGGAATTTCTAATACTAGTATTAGTCACTTTTATATTTTTCGTTTACGGTGTTGTCGTTGGATGGAATGCTAGAGAAAAACATGCACTCAAATTAACAAAGCAACTACTGGATGGAATCGAAGAACAGGTCAAAGAAGAATCCAAAGATAAAATCTATGTGACTATCGAAAAACATAATGATATCATTTATGTTTATGATAAAATCAATAGCACTTTTATGGCACAGGGTAATTCTAAACAAGAAATTGAAGACGTTCTTAGTAAACGATATCCTGGAAAACGATTTGCTGCATCTCAAGAAGAACTAGAAAAGGCAGGGTTTATATCATGACAAGTTTGATGCCAATTATTAGTAATTATCAAGATGGTTTACGTAACGCTAAAGTCTATAAGACAGCGAATGGTGAATATGGTGTCTTAACATATGACGCTACTACTGATTATAATGGGTTCCAATCTTTTGTATTAGAAGAAGATGCAGAGAACTATGCTGAAGACTGGGTGCTAAACCATGACACCATTTGATTTTATTAATGCAATTAACCAGACCAAGAAAGATTTACTAGCCGAAGATCCACTAGCAGTTAAGGATTATACACCTTTCTTGGTAAATAAAGGTTTATCCTATTTTCCCGATACAGTCTTATATGCCAACGAGATGAATCTCAATGGAGGTATTCCAAACGACTGGCAATTTTACTTTTTCCTAAATAGTATACCAAAGAAAAAGAGATTCAGTAAATGGCACAAAAAAGATGCTCAAACTGAATCTTTTCGTTTGGTTAAGGAATACTACGGATATACGGATGAAAAGACTAAGGAAGCATTGACAGTCCTATCCGATACCCAAGTTGCTATGATAAAAGAAAAATTATACAAAGGTGGAAAATAATGACTGTAGAGATGGTTTACTACGACTGGACACCAGAGTCGATGCTTGAAGTGAGTCTGCC